AAAGATCTTGAGCGCAAAATTGCTGAAACTCAGCAGTCTATTCCTGAGACTTATGTTCGCAGGGATGATTTTAAAGATGCAGTTAAAGATATGCGCGATGGTATGCGCGAAGGATTTAAGCACGTTGAACAAAGACTTGACGTTCTTTTCCAAAAGTTAGATCAAAAGGAAGATCGTAACTAAAGGGGATACGAATGTCCCATGCTAAGATACTTTTCTACGATATAGAAACTCGCCCTATGGTCGCTGAAGTTTGGGGAATGCGCGACCAAAACCTTGCCTTAAATCAGATCCGAGAATTTGGTGGCGTTATTTGTTTTGCTGCCAAGTGGTATGGCAAATCTAAAGTTTACTTTCACGCCGATTGGAAGGACGGGCATGAGGGAATGCTCAAAGCCATGCACGATCTCTGGGGAGAGGCCGATGCAGTCTGCGGCTACAACAACGATGGCTTCGACAACAAATATATGCGCGGCGAGTTCATCAGGCAGGGCATGGAGCCACCGCCACCCACGGCATCCATCGATCTTTACAAGGTGGTTCGCCAGCAATTCCGCTTTGATAGCCACAAGCTTGACCATGTAAGCCAGTTGCTAGGAATTGGCAGCAAAGTGCAGCATCAAGGTCATTCACTTTGGACTGATGTCTTGAAGGGCGACGAGAAAGCCCAGCGCCTTATGGAACGCTACAACAAACAGGACACACATCTTACTGAGCGGTTATATAAAAAGTTGCGGCCTTATATCCGAAATCACCCGCACCTTGGAATCGGCAATAGCGAAGCCTGTCCAGCTTGCGGATCACTTAATGTTCAGAAGCGTGGTCTTGCCTACACACGTTACTTTTCGGCACAGAGATTACAGTGTAAAGACTGTGCTCATTGGTATCAGGGCAAGCGAACTAAACGAGCGGTTAGGAATATAGAAATCTAATGTATACTTTTGGATCACGTTCACTTGCTCGACTAGAGGGCGTTCACTCTGATTTAGTTAGGGTAATGAACCGCGCCATTAGCACAAGCAACTTAGACTTCACGATACTAGAGGGGCTGCGTACACCTGAGCGCCAGAGAAGGCTTGTTGCTTCTGGTGCTTCTAAAACTTTTAAGAGCCGCCATTTGACGGGTCATGCTGTGGACATTGCTCCTCTTATTGAGGGTAAAGTTTCGTGGGATTGGCCGCTGTATCATAAGCTGGCATTGATTGTTAAAGCTGCTGCTGCTCACGAGGGCGTGAAGATTGAATGGGGCGGCGATTGGCGCAGCTTTAAAGATGGGCCGCACTGGCAGCTACCTTGGCGGGATTATCCGGCGTGAGGGCTATTAAACGCAACCCCCATGCCAGCGCATTGCGCTATTTCAAGGCCAAGGTGTTTCGGACTACGGCCAAGGATAAACGCGCTAAACGCAAGCAAGAGGCTCGCAATGAAATGGACTAGTGGTTTGCGCGAGGCAATCCGTGTCTGGTGGAGGCCGCTGACCTGCGTGGGCATAGCGGCTAGTGTCGCTGTGAACGGTGTGGCGTTACCGCTGCTGAACAATGAGCCTGTCGAACTGATGGGCTGGGCGGCAGTGATTACCGCTTGCGCCACGGCTTTCGGGGTCAGGGAATGGGGCAAGATCAAGGGAGCGGACAGCGGTGATCTATAACCCGTTCATGCCCTACATCGCTGGCGCGGCTCTACTGGCGAGCCTAGCTGCGGGCTACAAGATAAGGGATTGGCAATGTGATGCTGCACTTGCGAAAGCTTTGGAACGCGCTGCGAAACAACAGCAGGAGATACGGGATGAGTTGGACAAACGATCACGAGCCTACGAAACCCTCCGTTCTCAAGCCGATGGAATGGGAACAGCTAGGGCCACAGACATACGGACGATCTACCGGGAAGTTCCTGCTCCTGCTCCTAGCTGTCGTGCTCCTGATAGCGTTGTCCGGGTGCTCCAAAGCGGTATCGATAACGCCAATGCCGCCGCCACCGGCGAACCTAGCGAGTGACTGTCCGCTTCTAGGTGACGTTCCCGATCCGCTTATCGATCCAGAACGAGCACTTTGGGAGAGCCATCTGATTGCTCGCTATATGGAATGCAGCGTCAAGCATCGCTTGACAGTCGAGGCGTGGTTAGCAGCTAAGGATCGCACAGAATAGCCGCTTTTATTGCTTGTCATTCCAGCCCTCGTAATCCTCCTCATCGAAGTTGAGGTCGATCTCACTCCCTATGTCGGCTCCAAAGCCGATGCCTAGAAAGAAACCTAGCACTCCGCTGGCTACGGCTACGCAGCCTATGATTACAATGTTTGACATTTCCTCTCTCCTTATTTTTGATTGATTTCAATAAGCCTTTCTAAGTACCATTTGGCCTTCATTAAATCCTGAACAGGATTCTTTTTGTATCTCCACCTATGAAGATACTTCTTAATGTTACCTTCGCAATAATACTGCACACCCTTCTCTCCTAAGGAGTCTGCAATATAATCGAAGGCTTCTATTTTCCCTGCGTTGTAATGAGCAGGGCGATTAACTTCATCATTCATTACTCTACATCCTCTACTGGTGGAGGATTCTTAAGCAGGTTTTCCATTTCGTTTTTAATTATGGTTCCCCTGTCCCAATCTCCTGAAAGGATTGCATTTACATGATAGGTCTGAACGTATCTTTCGGATACGTTTAGTCTAGCTTGGCGAATTAAATCTTCGTTACAAGTTCCACTCATCGATGCTAATCCTTTCAGTTAAATGCTCTTCCTTTTCAATTGCATTTGCAGCTAGTTCTAATGCTTCTGTCATCCAATGGATAGAAATGGTATCGCAAGTCGGATCCGCCATTCCTTTGCCAAGAATTCTGGTTGCTGAGTTTCTAAGAAAGTCTACGATCAAATCTCTTTCAAGAGTTGGACTTTCTTTTGCTTGTTGCATCTTCAGACTCCAGCTTAACTTGCGCCCATGTTTTGCCTTCCGCATTGACTAACGGCCAGCAACTATCAGATGATCTACGCATCTGAGATTTTTTCAATGCACCGAATATGATACTATTCATGAGGTTTCTCCTGTGCCAATTAACAAAGGCCGCAAGCCAAGGCTCCCATTGGTAGACATTCAACTTCGGAACGGAGTGATAGTTAGAAATACCGAACCGAGTCTATGGCGTTGGAAGCCTTGGCCTGATGGCCCAAGCCAAGGCGATATTGTTAAGTATCAGAAGCCCAAAGATTAGAACGGGACTTCATCGTCTAGAATTTCTTCTAGCGGCTGCGGCTTGGGAGCGGGTGCATCTGATCCTCCTTCTCCCCGCTCACCAAGCAACACAAGCTTTCCGTCGAAGCGGCCTACAATAACTTCGACCGCTGTCTTTGTCGTGCCATCCTTGCTTTGATACTCTCGTGTTTGCAGTTCGCCCTCAACGAATACTCGCGTACCCTTGGTGACGTAAGCTTGGACTATCTCTGCCTTTTTTGAATCGAAGACAGTAACATCCCACCACTGAGTAGACTTCTGACCCTTAACAATTTTGTTAGTAGCGATGGAGAAACGTGCATACGAATCTCCATTGCTAGTTTGCCTGATCTCAGGATCTCGTCCGAGATTACCAATCAACGTAACTTTAGCCAGCATTGCTCAACTCCTTCTTCTTCTTGGCATAGGCTTGGCGAGCTATGTTTACTCGCGCCCTGTCCAGTTTTGCTGCTTCATCAATATCATTGCGGAACATAGCAAGCAGCTCTTCTAGCTCCTCGATATTGGTTGTTATTTCTATCTGGTCTGTAAAGTGAGTAAGGTTTTGCAACGCAGGGTTATGAAACTTTGCGTCTTGATCCATGTCTGGATCGTCACCTGTCTCAAGACCTAACGTTTTTAGTAGGGCATACTTCACTGCATAAGACATTGCCTTGCCCGGGCCTTTGTCCTGATCGTCGATGCCGTAGCCAAAGCTATCGACATTGATGTAGTCGGAAGGCTCGTCGATGTTTGCAAAGCAGATTGTCATTGAGCACTGGGTACGGTTGCCTACCTGCTCATGATTTACACGGACAGGATAATAGATTACGCCAGCTTCTAGCAAGGCAGGACGCACCTTTGCAGTTACCGCATCGTGACTTACAATACTGTAACGCATACCCTGTTTCTTGTCTTTCTGGATATACGTTACCTTCTCCATCGCCTTAGCGATTCTCTGGTGCAGATTCATTATCATACTCCTTATGTATCCATACGATTGCATTGCGACCACTAGGCAGTCGCTTCTTGCGTCCAGATGGGACGATAAGACCCCGTGCTGTTAGCTCTGATCTGCGCGAACGATAGCTGGAAGACCAGCACATGAACGCTTTGTTAAGATCCTCATCTGTAAAACCTGATGGGCCGCAGTCTTTTGCGTAGAACAATACGTCAGACTGCAATGAGGTTACGCTTTTTACGATACTCTTAGCAGCTTCACGGCTGGTATCGGGATCGTGGTTCCGATGCATAGTATAAAAGTTCATCACTCCTTCTCCTTTCTCAAGCTTAAGCGATTGCGGCGATCACGCCGGACGATGATGCCGTTGCCGAATGCCTCGGCGGCATCGTCCGGCACGAGAGCCTTGATCTCTTTGCTCATTCTTTCATTGGTCTTGCTTGCTTCAAGTGTATCAAGCCATTGGTCAGCAAGCACACCCCATGAATTTGTGGTGCTCATATCTACTGAGCGCATATTGTCTATGACTACCGCCTTCGCCAACTCCTCCGCCTTGAGCTTGGCTTCGTCGTTGTCTTCCGGCGGTACTTTGTTTTGAACGTGCCACCAGAAAGCTTGCTCTGTAGTTATAAGTTCTGCGATGTAGCTTTCATCACGATCTACGGTGCAGTACTCCGGCTCATTGTTTCCAAAGATACAAGAGAAATAGCAGTGATCTACTTGAGCAATAGCCATGTAGTGCTGAAGCTGCGCCATATAATAGCGAGCCTTCTCTCGTATGTTCGAGAAGCTGGACGTATGCTTGCACTCAAGGAACGTACCCTTACTGGCAATCCATCCGTCAAGGTGTCCGTTCATGAAGCCATACACCGGGTGCTCCCGGAACGCATCTTCCGTCACGGTCAAGCCTGACTTCAACTCGAAGAACTTTTTGTGTAGTGGTTCGGTCAAGATTCCAAGCTGCACTTTAAACACGTTGCTTAGATCTTCCGGCTGAACCAGTCCGACCTTTTCATTGTATAGGGCCAGCCAATCGCCGCGCATAATTCTCATGGCATCACTGCCACCGATACCTTTAGTCCGATCCATTACGATCTCCTTTTATTCTACGTTTCTATATTTCAGTGCGTTTGCGTAGGATCCTTGCGCGAACCGCACTCTTGTTAGGAATTCATCTTCTGATTGACAGATATGTTTAGAAGCCAAGTGAAACTCTGCTGGCTTAGGAAGATTAGCCCACTTGTGATTATCGACTAGATGTCTAGCCACTGCCTTTAGCTTGTACTCTCTGATAGTAGACAAGCTAGTTTGATATGCCTCCATCTGAGGCAAGGTTAACCGCTTAGCTTGCAGCACATCGGATAGCTTGTTTAAGATAGAGGAAATTTTTTGTGCGCTTGGGAAGTTTAAATTATCTTCCAGCTTAAACATGAGTCCATCCATACGCCGCTTGGCATATTGCAACCACTCATCTTTAATGCCTTTGTCTTGGCCCAGCGCTATGCCTGATTTCAAATAGACATAGTGCATCAGGTCTAACTCTTCCTGAGTAACTTTATTTTTTAGCTCTCTTGGAACGTTGGCATTGACTACACTAGGCAGCTTTGTTAGCCAGCTATCGAGCTCCTCGCTCATCATACATCTCCTTTCCTTACCCCTCGTCTGATAGGAAGCAGACGGGGGGTTTTTTTATCCTGTTTTATTCTCCCATTTTCCTACCTCTTTCGATGGGATCTCCAGTATCTTAACGTCAAAACAAGCTTCTACAAGTTTCTTTTTTATCTTGTAAATGTCTGTAATCATTCCCTTTACATCTTCGATAACGGTGCGGATCACGGATCCCCTGTCGTCTATGATGTCATACTGAAAGTCTGCTTTGTATATGCAGATCTTGCGGTTGTTTACGGTGCAATCGAACGGCGGCTGCAAACGGAGGCCGTCGATTGCGCCGGAGGCAACCAATCTTTTTAGCTGTTCATACCTTTCTCCTTCAGCTTTGCTGTGAAAAAATATGCCATCAATCCTCAAGCCAGAAGCGTTGTACTTTCCCTGTCTTGTGCTCTTCTTTCCAGCACTTCCAGCAGTACCACGTTTTGAAGAAGTCCGGGGAGAAGCTGGCTTCTTTCTCCCCGCAGGTTTGGCAGATTTTTTCGATAGGCTTGAACTCATTGGCTTTCTTCTTTCGCATATAGTTTTAATCCTAAAGCTTTTGCCCAGCACATCAGCACAAATGCGCCCGGCAATCTTGCTTTGCTTTCCCACTTAGCAACCATAGATTCAGATACTCCGATCATTTGATCTAGGTCAGCTTGGCTTAGGTTTAATTTTTTCCTGCGCTCGACGAGTTGAGCTATCAGTTCGTTATAGAACTCGGCCTCTTGTCCATTGATCTTGCTAGTATACGGCCTGTTCATGCTGCCCCCCCTTTGGGATGGAGGGGCAACATAACTTTTTTGTTAGGCATCAGCAAGAATGCTGCCAGCTATGCGCTCTACAGCAACTCGCGTATCTTGGTGCTTAAGTCCACGAGCGTAGGCGGTAGCGCCTGTCACAATATCCCAAGGACTGCGCATTGGTCGGCCTTCGTCGTTCATGTGAGCAAGCTTGATTGCTTGTGCTTGGTTCTTGGTGAACCGCTTAACAAGCACTGCATCAACACGCTCTTCATCCAGATAGATGGACTTGGCATTAGTCACTGCATCAATAATCGAATGCGTCGATGCGGTTTGCAGTGACTCCAACGCTGGCATGATTTCATTTACCCATCGATGCGGTGCGTTAAGTGAGTGACGAATAGCTACTTCCTTATAGCCTTGAGCGCCCCACACAATGCGGTTGCTGCATACATAGTCGAACAGGAACGTTCCAATCTTGAGCGTTGAGGATCCGACTTCGCTGTTCTGTACAAAGAAGCCGCGAGCCATCAAGCCAGATTCACCATCACGACGATTAGGAATCTCGACTCTGTTCTTCTCGTCAGCAAGGAACACAAACATATCACGATCACCAGCAAACAAAGTGGTGTTATCTTTGGTGATCGTAACTTCCCTGCCGAACTCACCCGGCACGGTGAACTGTGCATCCGGGCCGCTACCGAAGTAACGAATCAGTGCGTTCACTACATCATCATTCCAGATGCGTCCGTAGGTCGGGCCTGTCACTGCGGCGAGACTGTCCTCTCGTGACATCCAGCCCACCATCTCTGTCTTGCGCTGTGCCATTGATTGATTCAAGCAATCGCTGACCAGATCGCTGGGCAATGTACGCATATAAGATGCAGGTGCGCCAACAAGCTGGCACAACTGACCGAATGCCCAGTGACTAGGCGCAGTGATACGAGCATCATCCATGACAACTGCAATGGACTTCGGATCATCTTGAATAGGAGCAACAGTTAGATTGCGATTTGCCATCGTACCCATTCGTGAAATGGTGCGCTGTCTATTAGTGAATGCAGCCATATCATTTAGGGATACGAAACGCTCATCGCTTGGACGGGTAGCCCATTGCTTATGGGCTTGCATTAGTTCACTCATCACTTTCTCCCTTTGTATTAAATCTAGTTTCAAATTCCATTGATGAAAGACTGTACATTACACCACCTTTTACGTCGAAAGTGGCGCAAGCTTTATCATAATCACGTTC